TTGCGGCCTTTATCTATCCCGAAAACAAGGAGGAAGTTCTTAATGAACTGGCGAGATCATTCGAGGCTCACGGGGAAACATGCCCTCCTCGGAGCAAGTAACTACCATTGGCTGAACTATGACGCAGATAGATTGACCAATGCAGTTCTTAATTACCAGGCGAAGGAACGGGGAACACGGCTGCACGCATTTGCAGCAGAGTGCATTGATCTGAAGCAAAAACTGCCGAAGAACAAGAAAACCCTCAATACCTACGTGAACGATGCCATTGGTTTCCGCATGGATACCGAGCAGGTGCTGTATTACAGCGATAACTGCTTTGGAACCGCGGATGCCATTTCGTTCAACGATGGGTTCCTTCGCATCCACGACTTAAAAACCGGAGCTGTTCCTGCACACATGGAGCAGCTTTTTATTTATGCCGCTCTGTTCTGTCTGGAATACGGATACCACCCGAAAGATATTCGGATGGAGCTCCGTATCTACCAGAACGATGAGGTCTGGGTCGAGAACCCCACTGAAGAGGAAATTGACCCGATCATCGCTAAAATCAAAGAGTTCGACCCGATCATCACTGATATTTTGTTAGGAGTGGCAGCATGAATCCGATTGAAAAAGACCTCCGTTCTTATTTTGGCATTACTTCTGAAAGCAATATTCTGGAGCACTATGGCACCAAGCGGCACTCTGGTCGCTATCCTTGGGGCTCTGGCGACAATCCGTATCAGCATTCCGGTGATTTCCTGTCTCGTGTGGAGGAACTCAAAAAGAAGGGACTCTCGGAGAAAGAGATTCTGGAGACCATCAACAATTCTCTCCCTGATGAGTATAAGATGGGTCTGACTGAGTTCCGTACAGCCCGCCAGAAAGCAGGCCACGACCGCAAGGCATTGGAGTACGATCAAATTCGTGCGCTGAAGGATGACGGTCTTGGCTGGAAGGAAATTGGCGACAAGCTTGGCATGAGCGAGTCCAGCGTGCGGTCTAAGTATAACAATGCTATCGGTGAAAAAGCCAGTCAGGCTGAGAAGATCGCTGCGACTTTGAAAGCAGAAGTCGATAAGAAGGGCATGATTGATATTTCCGAGGGCGCGAATCAGGTCCTCGGCGTGTCGGAAAGCAAGCTGGACGAGGCTGCTTATATTCTGGAAGCAGAATATGGGTATCAGCGCTATGGCGTTGGCATCAGGCAGCCGACTAATGCCCGTCAGCAGACAAACATTACCGTCCTTGCGAAGCCGGAGTTTGACCAAAAGTATGCTTATCAGCATCAGGATCAGATTGATTCTCTTGGTGATTACCACTCCGATGATGGCGGAGAGACCTTTACGAAGCTTCAGTGCCCCTCCAGTCTGGATTCCAATCGTGTCGCCATTCGTTACGGCGATGAAGGTGGCCTGGATAAGGACGGCGTGATGGAGATTCGCCGTGGTGTTCCTGATCTCGATCTGGGCAAGAGCCATTATGCGCAGGTTCGTATCCTCGTTGACGGAGACCATTATCTGAAGGGTATGGCAGTTTATTCTGATGACCTGCCGGATGGTGTGGACGTTATGTTCAACACCAATAAGCCTTCTGGCACACCCAAGATGAAGGTTCTTAAGGAAGCAAAAGCTGATCCTGACAACCCGTTTGGCGCAGCTATCAAGGCCAACGGCCAGAGTATGTATATCGGTGATGACGGCAAAGAGCACCTCTCGCCGATCAACAAGCTGAAGGAGGAGGGCGACTGGGACACGATGTCTCGGAATGTCTCTTCTCAGTTCCTTTCCAAGCAGCCCAAGAAGCTGATTGAGAACCAGCTTAACCTTACTGTTGCGGATTATAAAGCCCAATATGATGAAATCATGCGGTACGATAATCCTACGGTCAAGAAGAAACTGCTTAACGATTTTGCTGATACGGTCGAAGGAACGTCCATGACCCTGAAGGCTTCTGCTTTCCCGGGCCAGTCCACGAAGGTTATCCTGCCGATCAATAAGATCAAGGAGACAGAGGCTTATTGCCCCACTTATGAGAATGGCACCAGGCTTGCACTAATCCGTTATCCTCATGCAGGTACCTTTGAGATTCCCATCGTGACCGTCAACAACAAGAATGTCAGCGGCAAGCGGAATCTAGGTGCAATTCAGGACGCAATCGGCATCAATGCAAAGGTTGCAGAGCAGCTTTCGGGTGCAGACTTCGATGGCGACACGGTTATGGTAATCCCTGTTACCGACAAGGTCAACATCAAGTCCACCCGTGCGCTGAAAGCACTGGAAGGATTTGACCCCAAGACAGCTTATGCAGTTCCTGAGGGTAATCCGAACAATGTCAGGCTGATGAAGAAAGAGGAAAAGCAGCGCGAAATGGGCGTGATTTCCAACCTCATCACCGATATGACGTTGCGAGGTGCCGATGAGGACGAGCTTGCACGTGCGGTTAAGCACTCCATGGTCGTTATCGATGCAGAAAAACATAAGCTGGACTACAAGCGCTCTGAGCGTGAAAATGGTATCCCCGAGCTGAAGCAGAAGTGGCAGATTCGTGTGGACGAGGAAGGCGCTACGCACTATGGCGGCGCGTCCACACTCCTGTCTCGCCGTAAGCAGACGGTTCGTGTACCTGAGCGCCGTGGTAGCATCCGAGTCGATAAAGAAACTGGTGAATACATCTACAAAGAAAGTGGACGTACCTTCACTGACCCTAAGACGGGTAAGGAACGTAAGGCCGAGGACACAGTCAGTCTGATCTCCGAAACAAAGGATGCACGTACGCTATCTTCTGGCACCATCCAAGAGAACCTGTATGCGGACTTCTCCAACAAGCTGAAGGCCATGGCCAACCAAGCGCGCAAAGAGGCGGTCAATATGAAGGGCATCCAGCGTAACCCTGAAGCGGCCAAGACCTATGCGCCTGAGGTTGCATCCCTGAAAGAGAAGTACAACAACATGATCGCTAACAAGCCTAAGGAACGCAAAGCAATGCTGATTGCGAATGCTAATATTAAGGCGAAGATTCAGGAACAGGGACTTGATCCTACAATCGACAAGAAAGAAATCAAGAAGATCTCTTCTGTTGAGATGCAGCGCGCTCGCGATTCTGTTGGCGCAAGCGGACGCAAGTCCAAGGTTACCTTCACGGACAGGGAATGGGAAGCTGTTCAGGCTGGCGCAATTTCCGACAATATGTTGACGAAATTCCTTAATTCGTCTGATTCTGACGAAATTGTAAAACGTGCAATGCCGAAAAATGTTGCTGTTATGACTTCTGCAAAGATGTCCAAAGCAAACGCAATGCTGAAAAGCGGTTATTCTTATGCTGAAATCGCCAAGGCCTGCGGTGTTCCGGAGTCCACGGTTTACAGCGCGCTCAACAAATAACAATCAATTAAGAAAGAGGCTTTGAATAATGGTTCGATGCTTTCTCACCACCTTTGACAACCCGTACAGTCCGTACGAGGAGTTCGAGAAGTGGTATCAGTATGATATCGAGCACGGCTACAACTCTTCCGGGTTGCTTATGAGGATCGCCGAGACCTCCTCACAGTTCACGGACAACGAAAATGCCTACGAAATTGAGAAGGCAATTGACAAAATCGTTGCTGCCGACCCGATAAACATCTACAAGAAGCTCAAGATCACCGTGCCCGACGAG